GGTTCATCTAATGAAGGTCTACCATTTAAATTTTCAGGATCAGTTCCATTTTGAAGGCAAATATAGACTCTATATTCGCTGTTCATCACATAGAAGTTTGCATCATACAAACTTGTGGAGTTTGATGGTTTTGATAAATTGTCTCTGTTAATGTCATGGCGATACATGTCATAGGTTGTTCCAGAAACCCAATCTATTTTTCTAACAACCTGTCTAACATCCGACGTTGTTATCTTTTTAAGTGCGATGATCGTATCCCAAGTATCGTTTTCTTCCGAAAAACTATCTTTTGGTGCTGGTGGAGTTGTATTCCAAGTAGCACTCACATCTGTTGCGTTGGGAAGACCAATAAAAGAATAATATGCATTAGCAGTCGATGCCACAGACGTGACAAAGTTTTTCGCACTTAATATTCTAAACTGATCAGTTATGATGGCAGACATTTTAGACTTTTTATCTATTTATTGGTTATAATTAAAGTTTTCTAGTGGACTCAATCTTCTCACTATTGGAGAAGTTTCAATTCCAGATAATCCATTATTATATATTGCAAAAGATCTAGTGGCACCACGGTTTGTTGCAGCAATTCGTGCCCAGGAGTATTCACCAAATATTCCACTATATCCGAGACCAGTTAAACCATTGTAGTCAGTCAAACTTACTACAACTTGTGCGACCTCAGTAACTCCAATTCCAGGAACAGATGATTGTCCAATAGAAACAGAAATTGCCTCATAAACATTATTCAGGTTTTCAGTTCCATTCATAATTACTGCTCCACTGGAATTCAAGGAAGTAACTCCATTTCCAATATTGGTGTTGGAAACCACAAAGTAATAACCATTTTGAATTCCACTTAGAGTAATTGCAGTACCGACTATTGTGGTGTCTCTTAGGAAAGAATTTTCTGGAATATAAAGATCAAATACAACACCAGTGGATGCAATACCTATTGATGTTGTCTTAATTCCAGAAATAATTCCAAAGTCTCCTGTATACGAAACGTTATCAATTCTTTCAATAATATTACTTGGAGATTCAATTAAGACAGTCGGTGCCTGTGTATATCCAGTTCCAGTGTTTGTAACCGTGATTGCAGTTACCTTTCCGCCAGAGATTGTAGCAGTTGCTTCCGCTCTGGAAGTTGTTCCCAACCCAACAGGACTTTCAAAAGTAATGATTGGTGCTTGCGTGTATCCAATTCCAGAGTTGGTTATTGAAACTGATGTAACCGATCCAACTCCCGAAATAACAGCAGTTGCAGCAGCAGAGACTTTTTCTGATTGATCGATGATTTGAATCGATGTTCTCGTGGAAACAGGTGATGGATTCTCATTAACTGAATCGAAGAAAGTTCTTGCATTCTCAACAAATATTGCATTATCCGATGTAGAGACATTTTTGATAATATTTGTTGTTGGGAAGATAAGAGATTCATACTCTTCTCTGTTTTTGGCAACAAAGTTTCCATTAACCAGTTTATCGGATCTTTGTTTGCACCAAATAACAGATCTAGGAGTGTTAGTGGTCAATATTCCAGGACCGTTATATGTGTTAGTTGTAACAACATCAATAGAGTCTATTGAGAATACTGTTCTCTTATTCTGTCGGTGAGTTGGTTCATCTGGATATATTTGAAGAGTATCTCCAACCTTAACGGTTTCCAGAATGTCCTTATTAACAACATCAATGTCCTTGTTTCCTTGATAGAATAGAACAGTAGCATTATCACCAACTCTTGGTGGCTCAGTGAATATCACTGTACTTCCGCCATCAAACTCATAAGCTTCGTTTGGTTTTTGAAGAACACCATTGAGGAATATGAGTAGAGTGTATGCAACATCAATTCCAGATCCATCTCTTGCAATAATTGACTGTCGTATACCATCAATTTTGAGTGGGAATCTTCTTTCAAATCCATCAAACAAATTATCAATTGTATCAAATACCGTAAGGTTGCCAATGCTCCAACCATTGAACTGTTCTTGATATTGATCAGTTACTGTTAATTGGAACTGATTGAGGGTCTTAGTTGTGTCAGTAGGAATTCCACTCGTTCCTCCGATGGCAAAAGTTAATATATCACCGACTTCATATCCTCTTCCAACCTCAGTGAGTTCAAAATCAATTACACTTGAACCTTGACCAACAACAACACTTACTTTTGCACCAGTTCCTACACCAGTTGATCCACTTGCATATTGAAGTTCTAAGTTTTCATATGGGAATGGATCATCAATAATCACATGTGGAGGATTAGAAGATGTATATCCTGTTCCAGGATTTGTGATGGCAATGCTCACGACAATTCCATCAAGAACAGATGCAATTCCAACCTTTGTAATATCAACACCAATCAGAGAAGAAGTTGCAACCGAAACGTTAACCGTTGTTTGAATACCACTTCTATAACCAGATCCACTATTACCAATAGCAATTGAAGAAATGGTTCCTGCTATTGAAACAATTGCAGTTCCTCCCGCAGAGACAAGTGGTTGATAACCAAATCCTTTTGTTGATCCAACAGATACGATTTCGCCACCAACAGGAGCACCATTAAAGAATATTGAGGATATTCCAGATGATTCTACGATGTACTGGTTATCAATGATTGGATTGGTTCCAAATCTTGTAGGAGATTGGAATATTCCATTGAGAAGAATAATGGCATTGTCAGTAGCAATTCCAGTTACTGATGTTGGAGTCAGAACACTATCATCATTAAGAGTAAAGTCAGTCTTAATTCCATTGAATGAATCTGATAGATCTTTGAAAATGTAATTATTATTATATGGTTCAGTCGAACTATTGTTCGCACTGGATTTCATAAATGCTCTTCCACCAAAAGTAGAAGTTGTTGTAATTCCAGTATAATCTCTATCATCAGGTGCATTTGTTATTGTTCCAATTGGAGAAGGTCCATATGGAGCATCAACAAAGTTGAGTGTATTATCTACAATATTATAGTTTCCTTTTATCTTTGTAATCTGAACGGCAGAGGTATGAATACCAATGTTTGTTCCCATCCACCCTCTTCTTACAGTTACCTTACTATTTGAAGAGTTAATTGCATCGATCAAACATATCTCCTCATCAATCTTGATAAGATCTGCAATTTGGAAATCAGTGATGTTATTGAATTCAATAATATCATCAAAAGTAGACGCGGTGGTTGTTAAATGTGTTGTCACTGATGTTGATACGATTGGTGATTGAATCAAATCATCAATTGTTATAATAACTCTTTGATCCTGTTTCTTAGAAACAAATCTATGAGATATTCCAATTCCAGAAGATGTAATATCAAGTGGTGATGGTGGAACTGCCAGTGCAGCAGTTGCTGATGCTGCGACTTTAACATTAAATGCGTCAAGTTTAACAATGAATAATTTTTCTGGAAGTTTATCCGTCGATACACCTGCAATTGTAGTTGTTGCAATACCAATTGGTTCAAATCCAGGGAATTTTGGATATGTGTAGGTAACCTCTTCGCCAGTAACAAAGAAATGCTCTTCTAGTTTAATTGAATTTGCATCAAGGTTTACGATTCCAGTTGTTATGGCAGCACCAGCTCTTGGATCTGATGTTGGATTGAAATACTTCTGGAAAATATCTTTTGATCTATGCTGCAATGGGAAGTCTCTCTTAATATCCAGTTCGGTTCCCGTGTATTCTCCACTTCCAGAGTTGATAGCAGCATTAGTCAATCCAATTCCAGTGTCTTGATTGAAGTTGTCAACAAGTCTCATAGTGTGCTGCCAAACACGTACATTGACATCAATGTTTGGATTTGGAGTGTATAAAACTTCCAGATTTACTCCTGTACAAGCGATACCAACCGTTCCCAGTCCAGATGAAGTTTGGAGAATACCATATTCTGTCGATGATTGGTCAACATCATCTTGTGCAGCAATCATTTCAAAGAATTCATACTCATTATTTGTTGAATCTTCTACTCCAACAATTAAATAAGCACCATTAAAGACATCTGTTGACCATCCAGCAATTCTATTTGCAACAGGGGTTGAAGTGGATCCAATTCCTGTGTAAATTGTTTCTACTGTGTTGGTATTAAACGTCATAGAACCAACACCAGTTGCCTGAGTAATGCCCATGCCAATTGTAAGAACATTTACAGTTCCTGCAACACCTGCATTTGGATAGAAATCAAGAATCATTCTATCCGACTCAAAAGTAACTTGGGTTACGCCGTAGTTGTCAAAATCATTTCCACTATTTGCCTGTTGGCGAATTCTGAATAGAGTGTTTACTGTCTTTGCTACATCAGGTATTGTCAATGAGTAGTTTTGTAGTGTTCCTGCACCATTTGCAGGAACTATGAGACCAAAGTCAACGTAACTTACTCCACCATTGATGCTGTAATACGCATGTAGTGGTTCATTAGATTCTGGTCGCTCTCCACCATTTGAATCATTACCAACAACTGCTCTTACAATGATCTTATCAAGATTTCTTGCATCAATTGGTCTAAGAGTGAATTGTCTATTTCCATCACCAGTGAATCTAGTATGGTCACCAACAGCAAATCCACCAAAAGGTCCAGAACCACTTCCACCAGTTG